CTAACGTCTTGCAGAAACCTATACCGAAAGGGTTACAAGTTGAGCGGAGCAACGAGTAACATGATACAAGATAGCTATATTTGGCCCTACATAGAGGGCATAAAAAACGGAACATATACCGTCGGCAAGTGGATCGAGAAGGTTTACGATTATGTTGCGGCCGGGCTGGAGTCCGGGGCGTTCTTTTACGATCAGGAGAAGGCCGAGCACGTTATAAACTGGATCGAAACGCATTGTTTCCATACCAGTGGGCCGTTAGCACCCGGACCGTTAAAGCTGGAGCCGTGGCAGAAGGCTTTCCTGGCGTGTGTGTATGGGCTCGTCGATGAAAACGGGCTGCGACAGTTCCGGGAGATCCTTCTCGTTGTCGGGAGGAAGAACGGAAAGACAAAAGTTGGCGCGTCAATGGGCGATTACGAGTTTAGAGGCGCGGACAATTACGGGGCGAGAGTTTTCTGCGTTGCTCCGAAACTGGATCAGGCCGACCTCGTGTATAACGATGTTTGGCAAATGGTAACACTCGATCCGGAATATAAGCAGCTGAAGGAGGACCTCTCAGAGCGCGACCTCAGGGGGCTAAAAGTCAAGGACGACTCAGCTCTCCCGAGGCACCGGCAGACGGATCTGTTCGTTCCGGCGGAAAATGCGACCGTGAAAAAAATCGCATTTTCGGCGAAGAAGTCGGACGGCTTCGGGCCGTCGCTATGTATATGCGACGAGGTTGCGAGCTGGGAAGGCGACGCGGGGCTGAAGCAATACGAGGTGATGAAGTCCGGCATGGGAAACTGGCCGGAGGGGATATTGCTCAGCTGCACGACGTCCGGTTACATAAACGATTCAATCTATGACGAGTTGTTAAAAAGAGCGACTCGTTTTTTATTGGGCGACTCGAAGGAAACGAAGCTGCTGCCGTTCCTGTATATGATCGACGACATAGGCAAGTGGAACGACATAGAGGAGCTGCGGAAAGCAAACCCGAACCTCGGGAGCTCCGTATCGGTCGAGTATATGCTCGAGGAGATAGCCGTCGCGGAAGGCTCCCTATCAAAGCGGGCCGAGTTCATAACGAAATACGCGAACCTGAAACAGAACAGTTCGATCGCGTGGATCGAAGCGGACGTTATCGAGGCCACGACCGGCGAGGCGTTAGATCCGGAACAGTTCCGGGGCTGTTACTGCGTCGCTGGCGTGGACCTGAGCAGAACGACGGACCTCACGGCGGCGTGTGTCGTGATTGAGAAGGACGGCGAGCTGTACGTGCTGGCTCGGTTCTTTTTACCGGCGGAACGCATAGAGGACGCCCAGGCAGCTGACGGAGTTCCGTACAACATATACGTCCAGCGCGGGTTATTGCACCCGTCCGGGGCGAACATCGTCGATTATAACGACGTGTTCGATTTTTTAAGAGAATTAGTCGAGGAGTACGAGATCTATCCGCTTAAAGTCGGGTACGACCGTTACTCAGCGGCTTATTTGGTCCAGCAAATGGAGGGCTACGGCTTTCACATGGACGACGTGTTCCAGGGGTATAACCTTCACCCGGTTATCCAGGAAGTCGAGGGCCTTTTGAAGGACAAAAAGATACATATAGGCGACAACGATCTCCTGAAGATCCATTTATTCAACTCGGCGCTCAAAGTCAGCACCGACAAGGGCAAAAGCAAGCTCGTCAAGATCAAGCCGTCCGCGCACATCGACGGAATGGCTGCGCTGCTTGACGCTATGACAGTCCGGCAGAAGTGGTACGGGGAGATCGGGGACCAATTACGAAACGAGGGAGAAGAATCTACATGAGCTTACTCGATAAGATTTTCAGACCAGCGGAGGCGAAAAAGTCAGAGGAAGCACTGACAGAAGCCCGAGCTTTTTTTCAGACTCTCACGGCGTACGCTCCGGTATTCACAAACTGGAACGGTGCGATCTACGAGAGCGAAATCGTTCGGGCAGCAATAGACGCCAGGGCGCGACATATCAGCAAGCTAAAAGTCGAAACAGTGGGGAGCGCAAACCCGTCGTTACAGTCGAAGCTGGCACAGGGGCCGAATCAGTGGCAAACCTGGAGCCAGTTTTTATATAGGACCTCGACAATACTCGACGTCAATAATACGGCCTTTATTGTCCCGGTGTTCGACGAACGAATGATTATAACCGGCGTGTTCTCAGCGCTGCCAAATTCGTGCGAGCTGGTCGAGTATGGCGGCGAGATTTGGCTGCGCTATCAGTTCGCTAACGGACAGTACGCGGCGGTCGAGGCGAGGAAGTGCGCGATACTTACGAAACATCAGTACAGGAGCGACTTCTTCGGCGACTCAAACTTCCCGCTGCGGGAAACCATGCAGCTGATCCATATACAGAACCAAGGAATCGAGGAAGGCGTCAAAAACGCCGCGACGTTCCGGTTCATGGCGACGCTGAACAACTTCGCGAATACAAAAGACCTCGCTAAAGAGCGCGAACGTTTCAGGGAGGCAAACCTCTCGACGGAATCGAAGGCGGGCGGGTTCCTGTTATTCCCGAACACTTACAAGGACATAAAACAGATTGACGTCAAACCGTACGCAATCGACGCGGAGCAAATGAAACAGATCCGCGAGAACGTGTTCAACTACTTCGGCGTGAGCGAGTCTGTTATTCAGAACAGCGCAAAGGCCGAGGATCTCGAGGCGTTCTTCGACGGCGCGATCGAGCCGTTCGCGATACAGTTCTCCGAAGCAATTACGAAAATGCTGTTTTCGGAGCGCGAGAGAGCACAGGGCTCGTACATCATCGCAAACGCGAACAGGCTCCAGTATATGAGCACAGCGCAGAAGGTACAAATGGCGAAAGAACTCGGCGACCGAGGCGCGATCCTGATCGACGAGATCCGTGAGCTGTTCAACTATGCACCGCTACCGGACGGCGCGGGACAGGTCGCACCAATCAGGGGCGAATACAAAGCAACCGACGAACTGACAGAGGAGGAATCGTAATGGCAGTTAAAGAAAACAGAGAATACAGAAACATGACAATTCGAGCCCTCGCGGATAACAACATCGACGAGGAAGAAAAACGAATCGTTACCGGCTACGCGAGCACGTTCGACGAGCCGTATATGTTGTTTAGCTGGGCGGGCGTCGAATACTGGGAAGTGATCGACCGAGGCGCCTTTGACGAAACGGACATGAGCGACGTAATCATGCAGTACGATCACAACGGGCGAGTTTTCGCCAGGACGAGAAATAATACCCTTGAAGTCAACCCTGACGACAAGGGTTTATTTGTGCAAGCTGATCTCGGCGGTACAGAAATCGGACGCGAGCTGTACGACGAGATCCGCGGCGGATATACGGACAAAATGTCGTTCGGGTTTACCGTGAATGGCGAAATGGAGGAGCGCGTAAAGACTGACGACGGAATCATTGTTTACACGCGACACATTACGTCCGTCGAGAAACTTTATGACGTATCAGCGGTATCAATCCCGGCTAATGACGGAACCTCGATCGAGGCGGACGCCACGACTCGAAGCATTAGCAATCTGTCCGACGGAGTGATCGAACGGATCCAGGCGGAGTTACTTGAGGAGGAGAGAGTCGCGCTCGAACGTCAGAGAATCAGAACACGAGTAAAAGCGTTAGGAGGTAAATAACCAATGACACGCGATGAAATCATGACGCTCGACTTCGAAGCTATTGAGGAAAGAGTCCAGGCTATCGCAATCGAAACAGCCGAAGCAGACGCGGAAACGCTGGAAACGCTGAACGCTGAACTCGACGCGATCGAGGAAAGAAGGGCAGTTCTCAAAGCAGAAGCCGAGAAAAGAAACGAGGCAGCTAAGGCCGTCGCGGCCGGAGCTGGCAAATCACTCGAAAAGAGGGAGGAAGAAAACACAATGACTAACAAAGAGATCAGAAACAGCCACGAGTATATCGAGGCGTTTGCTAAGTACATCAAGACCGGCAAGGACGCAGAGTGTAGAGCTCTCCTGACAGAAAATGTTAGCGGAGTCGTTCCGGTTCCTGAGTTCGTTGAGAACAGAGTACGCCAGGCATGGGAAAACGACGAGATTTTCAGCAGAATCTCAAAGACATTCGTACCGGGCAACCTGAAGGTCGGCTTTGAGATCTCCGCAACGGACGCAGCCGTTCATACAGAAGGCGCAAACGCACCGTCTGAGGAAACTCTCGTACTCGGTATCGTTGAAATGGTACCGGCAAACATTAAGAAGTGGATCACCGTATCGGACGAAGTTCTCGCCCTGGGCGCTGAGGACTTCCTCGCATATCTGTATGACGAACTTACCTACAAGATCATTCAGAAGGCGGCCGATATTGTTATCGCTAAGATCCAGGCAGCACCAACGACCGCAACCAGCTCAGCCGTTGCCGTTGGCGAGGTAGAAGGACCGGTTACAGCTGCGGCAATCATCGACGCGATCGCTCTCCTGGGCGACAGCGCAAGGGACAACGTATTTATTGCGGCCGGAACTACTATCGCCGAGCTGAAGAAGGCTGTCCTTAACGCCGGCTATGCGTATGATCCGTTTGCTGGCCTGACTGTTATCTCAAAGGACGGCGTCGAAGGCGCTATCGTTGGCGACCTGGCCGGAGTACAGGCGAACCTTCCGGAAGGCGAGGCCGTAACGTTCAAGTTCGACGACCTCTCACTTGCTGAGAAGGATCTCGTTAAGATCGTCGCCAGACTGTACGCTGCTATCGAGGTAGTTGGCCCGAAGATGTTCGCGAGAATCACCGAGGAGTCAGAGTCCTAATCTAATGGGACAAATACAAGGCGGCTCGTAATGAGTCGCCTTTTTCGTGAGGTATAAAACAATGCTCGACAAGGTAAAACTTGCATTACGAATAACAACAGACGCGTTCGACAGCGAACTAACGGACCTGATCGACGCGGCAAAGCTGGACCTCGGTATCGCCGGGGTAGTGGTCCCTTCTGAGCTGGACGCAATCACAACGAGGGCAATAATTACATATTGCAAAATGACGTTCGGATTGCCTGAGGATTACGACAAGCTCAAAAGGTCCTACGACGAGCAGAAGGCCCAGCTTTCAAACGCGACCGGGTACACGGAATGGGGGGTTGGGCGCTAATGTATGACGGAACTGCGGATCTGATTAAAAAAATCACGACAACGTACGACAAGTACGGCAACCCGCACAAGACCGCCGAGAGGACGACCGTTTACGTAATTCCTCGGGGTATTTACGCCTCGGAGTTCTACGACGCGGCTCAGCTCGGAATCAAACCGTCCGTTACGCTCACACTGGCAAACAGGTTTGATTATAACGGCGAGAAGATCCTCGAATATAACGGGAACCTTTACAACGTGATCCGGGTTGACTGGAACGCGCAGCGGGACGCGATCTCGCTTGTGTGTGAGGAACGCGTCGGGGATCTCTCCGAAGATCTTAACGAGGAGTCAGAGTCATGAGCAAGACGGGAAGCGTTGCTGTTCAACTGAAGGAGATCCTGGACGAATACAGCGTCGAGGTAAAACGTGCCACCAATAACTCTATGGACGTTGTCGCCAAACAGGGCGTTGCAAAGTTAAAAGCAACCTCACCGAGGCGAACGGGCGAATATGCGAAGGGTTGGCACATAAAGCGCGAGCGAGGATCCGGCGGAATCAATACCGTAACGATTCACAACCGCGTTTACCAGCTGACGCACTTGCTGGAGAACGGTCATATCGTTCGGAACAAAAAAGGGACGTACGGCCGATTTAATGGGATCAAACATATTGCACCGGTCGAGGAGTGGGCTCAAAGCGAGCTGCCGGCCGAAATTGAAAGGGAGTTGCGCTAATGGCAGAACTAACACTTTTTGAATTATTGGAAACGACAGGGCTGCCGTGCGCGTACTCGCATTTTAGAGAGGACGACGGACAGCTCCCGGAGGCACCGCCGTATATCGTGTATATCGGATCAGGACAGGAAACAATGGCCGCCGATAATACGTATATATGGACTCGAAACCAGCACCAAATCGAGTATTATTTCACGAAAAAAAACGAGGAGCTTGAAGCTCAGCTCGAGCAGCTGCTTCTCGACAATGGTTATAACTACACAAAGAGCGAGGACGTTTTCATCGAAAGTGAGAACGTCTTTGTTATTTATTACAACGTATAGAAGGGAGTCAGGAAATGGCTAACAAAGTTGAATTTGGTATTTCTCAGCTGCACGTTGGACTCTATACCGTTGACGAAAACGACAACGTAACCCTCGGGTCTCCGTATCATCAGAAGGGCGCCGTTTCATTCAGCCCTGAGGAGCAGAGCGAACTTAATCAGTTCTTCGCTGATAACCGTGCCTACTGGAGCAATTACTCCGGAGGCACTTTCGAAGGCGACCTCGAGGTTGCGCTGTTTAGTGATGATTTTAAAACAAAGTTCCTGGGCTACAAGAACACGACAGACGGCGGCCTGGCGATCGTTAAGAACGCCAAAAAGCCGAGTGTGTATATTGCTTTCCAGGTCGAAGGCGACGCCGAAAGCAGAAGGGTAATTATGTTTAACGCTAAGCTCGGCGGAATCACGAGAGAGTTCGCAACAGTCGAGGACACAACCGAACCGGCAACGGAAACTTGCCCGGTAACAGTAACCGGCGATATTGTTTCCGGCGTTGCAATGGCAAGCTACAAGCCAGGCGACGCGGGTTACGACGATCTGTTTTCATCACCAACCGCGCCGGTACTCGAGTCAGAGTCATAAACGACAAACGGGGCGGGCCGTTTCGGTCCGCCTCATTTTTTTAAGGAGGTCCAAAATCATGTTGAAAACTATTAAAATCGGGAATCAGAGCGTAAAACTCGATAATAACGTCGGTTGGACTATTGCGTACCGTGATCAGTTCGGCCGCGACATCATTCCTACACTTATGCCGCTACTCGCGGGGGCGCTCGATTTATTCTCCGGGTTGTTAAATGAAACGGGAAAACCTGATAATATTACAGTCGCGGACCTTGCAAAAATTGCAGACGGCGACAGTATTATAAATGCAGTCATACACCTGGGCGGCCTGGAGTTCGTCGATTTTATTAATATAACCTGGGCGTTAGCTAAAACGGCGGACGATGATATACCGGAGCCGACGGAATGGGTTAAACAGTTCTCAAATTTTCCGGTCGATACAGTCGGACCCGCAGTTTTCGGGTTAATCTTTAAGGGGGTAGTTTCGTCAAAAAACTTAAAAAGGGCGAACGATCTAATAACGAGAGTTCGTCCGACGGAATCACTCTCGACGATATTATCCTCGCCGGACTCGAACGAGGACTCACTTTAACAGATATTAAAAAAATGCAGCTCGGCCAGGTTGTCGACTATTGTATCGAATACAATAACCGTCAGCAAAGGGCAGAACGCGCAGCAGAACGAGAACAGAAACGAGGGACGCGTCGTAAGGCTACACAAAGCGATATAAACGCGTTTTTCGGTTAATTAAGGGGAAACTATGGCCGGTAATATTAAAGGTATTACAGTCGAATTTAGAGGCGACACAACACAATTAGACAAGGCACTCCGAAAGGTCGATAAAGAATCTCGGAGTATTGACAACGAGTTAAAAAAAGTTAACCGTTCGTTAAAGTTTAATCCTCGCAACGTTGACTTGCTTAAACAAAAGCAGCAGTTATTAAACGCGAAAGTCAGCGAAACGAGCGAAAAACTAAAGGTCCTGAAACAAGCGCAAAAGCAAATGGCGAACGATCCGTCCGTCGATAAGAATAGCGCGGAATATAGGAACTTGCAGCGCGAAATAATCGAAACCGAATCAAAATTAAAGCATTTTGAGGGCGAATTAAAGCGTTTTGGGACCGTAGGAAAGCAACAAGCCCTTGCCGTTGGTCGTAGTATGCAGCAGCTCGGGGGACGAATTAAGTCAGCCGGACGAACCATAACGACGACGGCCTCAGTATGGGGCGCGGCGGGTGTATATGCCGGGGCGAGGTTAATCGATAGTTACGAAAAACAAGCCGAGGCAGAATTAAAACTCGAGCGTGTTTATAAGTCAAACATGAAAGCCGGAAAGGCCGCAGCTCAGTCAACAATAGAATACGCCTCAGCTCTCCAGGAACAAGGCGTTATCGGGGACGAGGTTACTATTGCGGGAGCTGCCGTCCTGGCACAGTATGCGGACACTCCGGGAGCGATTAATAAAATACTCCCGGCTATGGATAACTATCTCGCAAAAACAAAAGGACTGGACGCGACTCAGGAGGACGCAGAAGCGGCCGCGAAATTATTCGGCAAGGCGTTAAACGGAAATTATACGACTCTCGAACGTAACGGAATCGTATTAACCGATAATCAGAAAGCTATGCTCGACGCAGCGGACGCAGAAGAAAAAGCGGCTATCCTGGCGGACATAGTAGCGCAGAAAACCGGCAATATGAATACCGCACTCGCCGAAACTGACGCCGGAAAATTGCAACAAGCTAAAAACACTATCGGCGACATGGGCGAATCTATCGGCCAGGTATTGCTCCCGGCCGTCGCAAGTTTAGCGGACTGGCTCCAGGATAATTTACTCCCGAAAGTTCAGGCCGTAATCGACTATCTCCAGGCGCACCCGATGATCGGCAAAATAGCCCTTGCTTTAATGGCAATAACGGCGGCGCTCGGTCCGCTTATTATGCTGATCGGTTCCGTAATTGGTATAGTTGGAACGTTGGTAACAATTACGACGGCGCTCGATATAGCGTTGGCTCCTATTGCCGGAACTATCGGCCTGATCGTTTTGGCTATCGCTGCCGTAGTCGCTGCCGGTATTCTGTTATATAAGAATTGGGACACTATAAAAGCAAAGGCGGCCCAAGTATGGTCCAGTATCACAAAGGCCGTTAGTATTGTTGTTAATAAGGTTAAACAGAATTTTAACACGTTAAAATCATTCCTGGCGGGAATATGGAACGGAATTAAAACCGGGGCGACAGTCGCCTGGAACGCAATTAAAACGGCAATAACTAAACCGATACAGACGGCGTTTAATTTGATTAAAAAAATAGTCAGCAAAATCAAAGGACTGTTTAACGTAAAAATCAAGTTCCCGCACGTTCCGCTGCCACATTTCAAAATCAGCCCGGCGGGTTGGAAAGTTAGCGACCTCTTAAAGGGAAAAATCCCGTCCCTCGGGATTAAATGGTACGCTCAGGGCGGAATATTCGACAGCCCGACGATAGCCGGTATAGGCGAGGCGGGTCCGGAGGCCGTCGTTCCGCTTAATACTTTATGGAAAAAGCTCGACGCGATTGCGGACAGCTCCGGAGCGGCTCCGATCGTTGTAAATGTTTACGGATCAAACAATATGAGCGTGGACGAGCTGGCAGCTGCCGTCGAGCAGCGGATTATACAAATGCAGAAACGGAGGACTCAGGCATGGGCGTAACAAAAACACCGAATCTATTCAAAGCGCTAACGTTCGACGGAGCAAGTTCAAGGAATTACGGCGTTTACATTACAGGAGAGGCCGTATTCAATGCTCCGGAACGGGCCGTTGAAATGATCTCGATCCCTGGACGTAACGGAGCGTTTGCGCTCGACAAGGGTCACTTCGAGAACATCGAGGTCACATATCCGGCGGGGATATTTGCGGAAAACGAGGCAGATTTTGCCGAGGCTATTTCCGACTTTCGTAATTTGTTATGCTCCCGCGAGGGTTATTGCAGATTAACGGACGAATATAACCCGGACGAATACCGACTCGCGATCTATAAAAGCGGACTCGAAGTTTCTCCGGCTCAGCTAATCGCGGGGGAATTCGAGATAACTTTCGAATGTAAGCCTCAGCGGTTTTTGACCTCAGGCGAAACCAAAACAACAGTTGCTTCAGGCGGTACGCTGACGAATCCTACGCTGTTTCCGTCATCACCGATGTTGGAGGTGTATGGGTATGGGGATATTGATGTTGGTGGGGAAAAGATAAAGATTCAGAACGTGCCGATTGGCGAGATACAAATTGCGGCAAGTTCACAGGGTGCTTCACCATACGCATTATCCATTGATGTCAATAACTTGAACACAGGCGATAGTTTTGTGGTATCAGGTGCGAATGTTAAGTTCCACTATAGAACAACATCAACCTTTAACTTGAATACAGCGGTAACGGCAACAAGTGGTTGTACCGCCACGTCGCTTATACTGCCGGGTGCAACGAGTTGCCGAATTAGTCAATACATTGATGATGCGTCTTTTGTTTATGGAACATCAAAAACTGTCACGTATTCTGTCAATGTTAGTGTGGTATTAAGTGGGCAAAGTGCTGTATCGGAAACTGTTTCAGGTTCTATTGTGTATGACGGTAACCATACGCTGACTTTCAGCACTACAGGAACAACAGCGTCGGGAGTAACTATTGGTGTTGTAAATGAATACACTCCTGACATATTCGGCAACAGCACCAAATCTGCACTCGGCTCACCGACCTACATTGATTTGGACATAGGCGAGGCTTATATGATAAGCGGAGGCTCTGCGGTATCGCTGAACAATGTTATCAGCATTCCAGCCGAACTACCAACACTTCCAAGCGGAGCAACAACAATAACCTTTGACAACACATTTACCAAAGTTGATGTAGTACCAAGGTGGTGGAAAGTATGATACCGATTCTGTATGACAAAACTGAAACCGCCTTTACAAGCAACGGCATCGGTAGATTACGCGACTGCATCAGTTGCGTTGTAACCGAAGAACGCAACGGTATTTTTGAATGCGACTTTGAGTATCCTGTTGACGGTGCGAATTATGACTTGATACAGGTCGGCAGAATCGTAGGCGTAACACACGATGACACCAACACAATACAGCCGTTTGACATCGTGTCATTCACAAAGCCGATAGATAAGGTCGTTACATTCCATTGCGTACACATCTCATACAGACAAAGTTACATGACCGTCACAGGTACAAACATCAACAGCCTTGCAGATGCGTTCACTTTGCTCGGTAATGCAACACCGTCAAATCCATTCACATATTGGACAGACAAAACATCAAGCGGTTTTTTGGCTTGTATGGAC